TTAGGCAACATCAAGAAGATGATTTCTGTATCCAACAGGAGTCATCTTTTTTAAATTCCATTGATATCTATAATGATTATAATACGTCATATATTTCTTAATCTCTTGTTTCAATTCATTAAAGGACACGCAAGGTTTTATATGAGCTTCATCTTTCAGATGACCAAAAAATGATTCTTGTGGGGCGTTATCCCAACAGTTTCCTCTTCTTGACATGGATTGTCCAAGGTTTAGCTTTTTAACTAGCTTTTGATAGGTAGGGCTTGTGTAGTGGGATCCTTGATCTGAATGAATATAAGCACCTTCAGTCAATCGAATCCGCGGATTCCTTTTTAGTTTATGGAGAGTTGTCGTTACGAGCTCTAATGTCATCTGTTCTGAAACATGGTAAGCTAAAATTTCATTAGTTGAGCCGTCTAAAATTGTAGATAAATAGGCCCTTTGATTCTTACCGTAAACTAAATAGGTGATATCTGTAAGAAGTGTTTTCCCTGGGGTATTTTGTTTAAATTCCCGATTTAATTGATTCGGTACTATTCGATGTTCTTTTGTAGCTTTAAGCATTCTTTTATAAGGATTCGCTTTGCGAACCGGACAGATAATCTCGTATTTCTTCATAATTCTACGGATACGCTTTAAATTGTAGACAACTTGAAACTGACCCGCCAATGTCATCTTTATCTGACGAGCCCCCTTGTTTCTATTTCTAAATCGAAGTGCTTTTAATATGGTTTCCTTCAAGATTTCATCTCGATCACTCTTTTGTTTCCGTTGTTCTTGAGATGAAACTGAAAAGTAATTATAGTATCCCGAACGGGATACACCAGCTACTTTACACAAATGACTGACCATATTCCTTAAGTTGTATTTCATGATGACAGAACGAATCAAGATGAATTTCTGACTAGGTGGTAGTGTTATTTCCTTCTCATCCTCCCTTCCATAAGTTTGATTTTTTTAGCAATTCGTTTTCCGCCTTTAGTAAGTTTCGTTCGGCTTCTAAACGGGCATACTTTTCTTCTAACGTAAGCTCTCTCTCAAGAGTTCTGCCAGCGTTTTCGATACGTGTATCCCTTAAACCCAATACACCATTTTTTCTATAAGCAGCACGCCATCTACTTCCCGATGACATAACTCGTTTCATTCCAATCATATCTATATCAAAACCACATTCTTCAAAAATATTTCGAGGTAGCTTTCCTTTTTCATTTTCCTCAATAAAAATATGCTTAAATTCCTCTGTATAAGTGATACCTTTCTGACTTACAGATTTTACGTATAGGTTATTTGATAGAATTTGAATTTCTCTTTCTGTAAATAGTTTTTTTGTCATTTTCAACATTCTCCGATCCCAATTTTCCTTTTATTATACAAGAAGTACCCTATAGAATAGACTTTTTTCAAGTGTCTATTCTATAGGGTACATTTTATCTGGCTAGTCCTTTTTTACTTATTGCTGCTTTCTTTGTAGGAGTTGTCTTAATAGAACATTAGCAATTTCAGCTTGCTCATCAGTAATTTCTACCCCATCAGAATGAAGTCTGCCTTGATCTAAAAAGTCTTTTACATTAAAGTTAAGACCGTTTGGATTTTCTGTTCTTCCTAAGATGAAGTCTGTAGTAGTATCAAATATGTCTGCTAACTGTACAAGAACCTCAGCGTTTGGTTTTCTTTTATTTGTCTCATATCCACTATACGTAGAATCATTTTTACCAATACGATCTGCAACTTCTTGCATTGTCCAACCGCGTCTATTTCGTAAGAATTTTAATTGAGTTCCTATATCCATACTTTTTACCCCCGTTAAATTCTTTTTTATATTTATTCTTAGTTTTATTTTTTATAAATTTTATAAAACATATAAAACGTTTTTTGTTTTATGTGTTTTGATACTTATAAGATACCACTTTATTGCACAATTACACAATGGTAAATACGTGCATATTGCAAGTAAAAGAGGATGGAGGTTTATAAAAAAGTTGAAATACCACTTTACTTACTTGCAAAACGCCAGTATAATAAAAAACATCAAAAGTTGTCTGGAGGTGGACATGTGAAAAGGACTTGGCTAGCAGATTTACGTGGTAAAAAACGTATGTCACAGGTGGCTCTAGCAGATAAGGTTGGTGTGACTCCTGGACATATTGCAGATTTAGAGACTGGTAGACGCGACCCAGGAGGAAAACTAGCCTTTCAAATCGCGATAGTACTTGGGTTCCCTATGGAACATTTTTATTTACCTACATACTTGCAAAATGCCAGTAAAAAAGAGGTTAGACAATCATTTGAGATGGGGTTTCCTTCCAAAGAAAAATTTTTAGAACACTATCCTCAATACGTAGATAAAACTGTAGGGGGCTGAGAAGTGTGGTGAAAAAGTTAAACTTACGTCTTGGTAACGAGTACTACGGTACAGAGAAAAAGGAAGTTCTATTTCAAGAAGTATATGAAAAATATTTAGGTGTTAAAGTAACGGTCACAAGAAAGAAAAAAACAGAAGTAAAGGCAAGTTAAATCATTGAAAGGAGGTGATACACATGCAACGGTACGTGACTTATGCGACTCGATTAGTAAAAGCAAAAGACGTAAAAGCTGTATGTTGCGAAAGTAAAAATTACTTCAAGAATGGCTCAGAAGAACAAGCGGTAAACACCATGTTAAAGCTAACGGAAAGGGGTGAACGTGTTGGCCAACATTAATGAGATTTTCGTAGAAGGATTCCAGTCACATACAAATAGCCATTTCAATTTAGGAATTGGGCTGAACGTAATTACCGGACCATCTGATAGTGGTAAAACATCCATAATACGAGCGGTTCGCTGGATAGCATTTAACGAACCTCAAGGTGAGGCTTTTGTTAACGAATCGGTTGGGTATGCTACGGTTGCGATTCACTTGGATAACGGCATTATTATTTCGAAGCATCGTAGAAAAGGGAAAACATCGTACAGAATCCAAACAGATCCTGGGGATGTAGGAAGTGTATTTGAGAAGTCAGAGGTACCAGAAGAAGTAAAACAATTACTCGGTATCACAAAGCAAACATTTGGGGATTTTGTTACTGCTTTAAACTTTGCATTTCAGCTCGAAGCCCCGTTCTTAATAAGTGAGACACCGTCATCGGGTGCAAAAGTACTAGGTAAGTTAGCGGGAACAGAAGCTGTGGATCTCGCTGTAAAAAGTGTTTCAAAAGATACATACGCAGCAAGACAAGAGAGGTTACTAGCTGAAAAAGAAATTGAGAGATTAGCAGGTAACTTACTCGAGTACTTGGATGTGGATGATAAAGTACAGCAGTTAAAAACAGCTGAAAGTCTGATGGAGCACGTAGAGGAATTGCATAAAAAGAAAGATGTGCTGCAGCAACTACAAACTCAACAACAGATGGCATTTGAAAAATTCCGTGTAGCGTTTGTTGAGGATGAGAGACTCTCAAAAGTGCCGGTTTTTATACAAATACTTGAAGAAACAGAAAAAGACCAGCAGCGTCTGCAAACACTACTGGACTTACAAAAAAGATACGAGTCACTGTCCACCGCCAAGAAGACATTGACTGAAACATTAAAACAATTTGATGGATTAGTAGAAGTAAGTAACTTGTTACAAGATTCTACTAAATCCGAAGAAATATATTCTTTGCTTTCTATCTTATCACAAAACTATAAGAAGTATAGTCAAGTATTACAAGAAGCTCAATTACAGGTCGAGAGGTTAACTGTAATTGAAAACATTAATGTAGCTGTGATTGAAGAAGAAGTAAAGAAAACGGATGAGTTAAAGAAACTCTATGTACAACATAGCGTGGTTAAACAAGGCTACGAAAAAACAAGTAAGGATGTAGAAAGATTATCTGTACCTGGTAATGCGTCAGATCAACTACAAGAATGCGAAACAAGTATTACACAACTAAGTCAAATAAGTGTGCTCTTACAAAAATACCAGAATATACACAATTATTATATGAGCTGGACAAGTCGTGTGGAACGTTTAAATGTTCCGAGAGAAGTGGTAATACAGATTGTAAATGCTGAGAACAATGTCACTCATTTAGCTGAATTAAAAGAGTTGTTACGAAACTATATGATCTGGCATCAAAGAGTACGTCATAGTACAAGCACATTGGAACTATATGAAAAGCACATTGAAAATTACACAAAGGAATTGGAAGAGACATGGAACGAGGCTGGTGGAGTTTGTCCGCTATGCGAATCGCCGATGTCTTTTGAACATTCTCATTGAGGGGTGATTAGTGTTGGTAAATACAAAAGAAATTGATGAGTACGTTAATACCGTTGGACGTTTAAATACAGCACTTTCTGAAGTGCAGTCAACGTTAGCTGCGCTAGAAAGTGGGGAAGGTCAATTTGAAATAGATCTTCGTAGGCATCATGTTTATCACAGTATTCACAAATTAAATATGGTAAATCGTAAAGAACTGGATACGCTTATTCGCTATGTCATAATTGGGCACTTAAAAGATAAAGAAAAGTTTGTGGAATCCGAGCTACAAAATTTACTATCAAAACAACTTGAAGGGGGAAATGAGTAATGGAATTAAAACAACGTATTGAAATTGCAAAAGCAAATTTAAAGAAAGCAGAAACAGCAAAAATCCAAGCAGAGGCGGAAAAGTCTTCAGCTGAAAAGCAATTAACGGAAATCGCTGAACAAATGGCGCAGTACGGGGTAACGCCTGAAACGATCCAGGAAGAAATCAATAAGCTTGATACATCAGTTAAAGAAAACCTGGAGCATGTAGAACGACTCATCCCGCAGGTATAAGGAGGCTACTTTTATGTACGAGCTTCTAAAAGCAAGAGCAGATATCCGTCAGGCAAGCGATAAATTGAAAATGAAAATCGGTCAACGTGATTTGTTAGTTAAGCAACAAAAAAGCGCAGAAGCAAGAAAAGCAAAAGCTGAGGAGCAACTTGGGGAGTTTGATTTAGTGCAAATTCTACTTCAGAAGACAAGCGATTATGCAAGAAAGCAAGCAAAACGTCGTATAGAAGAAATTGTTACATCAGCCCTTACAGTTGTATTTGACAAAGACTACAGATTTGAAATTGAAATTGCCGTAAAAGGTAATCAACCAGTGGCAGAGTACTGGTTACAGTCTGAAGATGTAAGAACGCAATTAAAGCCACCTGATTATGATCGCGGCGGTGGTGTAGCGGACGTAGTTAGTCTAGCGCTCAGATTGGCCGTAGGGGAGATTAGTGGTGTAAGAGGCCCATTATTCTTAGATGAGGTTGGAAAGCACGTGAGTCAAGAATATGCACCGAACGTGGCGTACTTCTTGAAGGAATACAGTACAAAATTTAAACGTCAAATCATTTTAATTACGCACAGTACTCACTTGGCTGAGATAGGTGACGTAGCACTTGGTGTGACTCAAAAACAAGGGAAAAGCATAGTAACTGCTTTATAGAAAGGGAGATATGGATATGTGTATGAAATGCGAAATTAAAAATGCATTAAAAGGTGCATTAGCTAATGCTGCAGGTTTAAAAATTACTGAGGAAGTTATCGGGAAAGCAACGGAAGCTCAGTTAAAAAAATTACAAGCTGCGGATGAAGCGGAGAAAGCTATTAAAAAACAACTGCAAGCTGAATATAAAGCTGAGATTGCTCCTATTCGTGAAAAGTATGTAAAACGAACTGAGGAACTATTAAAACCAGTTTTTGAACGTCATGACGCTGCTTGTATAGAAATTCAAAATGCTTTAAGTATCAAAGAAGACGACGATGTATCAATAGATCTTGGAACAGGTGAAGTTACAAAAGAAGTTATAAAAGAAAAAGAATCAAGCAACCTTCACTAATGCGCCATATTGTTGAAGGCGGAATTACTTTAGATACAACGTTACGCAAAGCACGAAAAAGCAGAGGTGAGAGTATGAAGTTTCTATATTTCGGTGATCCACATATACGAGGTACAAACCCTCGTAATCGTAAGGATAACTACAAAGAGGCATTAATCGCGAAACTACGTGAGATTTTCGCTTTAGCAAAATACAAAGGTGTAGCAGCAATTATCCAACCTGGAGATACGTTTGATAGGCCAGAGGTTACGACAAGCGTGTTACTAGAATTCGCAAAGGTATTGAAAGAGAGTCCAGTTCCAATTTATACAACAGCTGGTAATCACGATATTTACGGCTACAATCTTGCAACGTATGAACGAACAAGCCTTAGAGTACTGGAGTTAATCGTCCCGCAGCTTACAGTCATTAATGATCCTGGGCAAGCTCATATGTTTCACCAAGACGGTAATCACGTTCAGTTAACATTTACACCGTACAGTGATCAAATTGATAAAGCTGGTTATGGTTATTCGCCAGAAGTTACTGAAGATTATGAGTCAACTAAAATACATGTAGCACACGGAATGCTACTAGATCACGATCCACCTTTTGATCGGTACACAAAAGTACAAGATGTAAAAACAGATGCGGATTTGGTTTTGTGTGGACATGACCATACAGGTTTCGGTATTTATAATCGTTCGGATGGAAAAGTGTTTGCGAATATCGGTAGTATCACACGTTTATCGGCTTCGGAAGCTGAGATTAATAGACCGATACAAGTACTTCTTATTGATGTAAAATCACCAGGAGTTTTTGACTTAGAACGGATCCCACTTCAAAGTGCAAAACATGGTGAAGAAGTACTTGATCGTAGCCGGATTGAAGCGGAGAAGAAGCGTGCCTATGCAATGGAGGAGTTTGCTTCATTAATTCAAATAGAAACGGGAGAAGATGTGCTAGTTGATATTAATACGATTGTTGAAAGCATTGCCAAGACAGATTGTATTAATCCTGATGTAGTAGAAATAGCGTTAACGAAAATAGCGGAAGCAAAGGAGGGATTACGAGCATGATTGTAAACAAACCGCAGTTTGATGAGAACGAACTAGGCGAAGGTACGGCGGTACAGGTCACAAGTGGTAACCCATTTGGACGCTCTAACTATAGCAATAATAAACATGATTGGAATGCTGTAGTAGTAGAGTTTTCACCGTTGATGATAAGCGTAGCTGGTTACAACAAAGAGGAACATGATCGAGTAGAAACGATGAACATAACAATTGACTCAATTGTTAAAGAGCACGTGACGCTTAAAAAGTTAGTAGTAGAACTACCAAAAATTCAATGTGAGGTGGGGCCAGAAAATGACTGAATTAAATAATGAAATTCTTAGTTTACAAGAGGAGCATGGGAAAGAAAAGCTACTTGCAGCGGCAACCAAGATTTTAGGTAAGAAAGTACCGACTGACTATGTTCGAGTATTGGATCCACTTGAATTACAAGCATCCTTACAACAAATTGATGCTGCAGTACAGGATGTTCTTGAAAAAGGTAAAGCACGTGAAGAAGCTTATGGGAAAAAAGCAGACCTAATTAAGCAAAAAGTGAAGCTGAAAACTGCAGTAGAGCTAAAAGAAGCAGAGGCATTTATGCAAATTCAAGGTGAGGGACGTAACCAATACGCTTATGTGAATGATCAAAAAGTGGCTCTCACGAATGATACGTTACGTGATGCGTACCGCCTGCATTACAGCAAAGAAGAACGTCAACAACTTACAGACGTAGAGCAAGAGTTAGCGTCCATTGATATCAAAATTTATCAAACAAAAGATGCTTGGGAAACAGCTAAAGAATCAGCGGATCTTGTAAAAGCAAAAGCTTATGTACAAGCGAATCTACTGAAGTTTTTGGCATAGGAGGTTGCTATGGATCCAAAACAAACAGCAATGAGAAATAAACAGCGTGAACGTCAGCAACGTGGGGATGATTTCCAAGCTGAAATCAGAAGAAGCTGGAGAGAAATTCCGAATGTATGGCGTATGAGAATTGCAGATGGTGCAGGTGCAACTCGTCCAGGTGACGAGATTGTAATAACACCTGAAGTAAATATATTAGCTGAAATGAAACGTACAGAGAGTCGTAGATTTTCACTAGATTATATGAGACCGAATCAGATTCTCGGGCTACGGGATTTTGATCAAATTATTGATAGAAATTTAGGTTTAGTGTTTATCAGTTTTCTAAATGATAGCAAAGGGCTTGACGAGGCTTATGCGTTCAGACTTATTACAGCTCTTATTCATATGAAAAAACGAAACGTGAACCATATAAAACTTGAAGAATTTCAAAGTCAGACGGTTCCCTGTTTACCACTTCCAAGACTTACATACCATGAACCTTCTTACGATCTATCGGAGGTGCTCACTTGCTACAAATCTTTGTAAAACACAACATCCGAATAAGAGGGGCTAGTACACCTCTTAAGGCGGCAATTACTAAGGCGCTAACATTTGATAATCCAGCGTATTTGAAAGCAAAAAAACAACGTAGACCTACATGGGGTGTACAAGCAAAACTTGAATTGTTTGTACATGACAGAGGCGATATTGTTACGCCTCGAGGTTTCTTGTCAAAGCTAGAAGAGGTACTGAAAAACTTAGGTTACGACCCAAGTAAAGTTATTACCTCACAAATTTCATATGGCCGAGATGTTAGTTTCGGGGAATGGGATGACGGGTTTGTATTAAAAGAGGACCAGACACCGATGGTTGAAGCACTTATGCAAGAAAACGGAATAGGTGTAGCACCGGCTGGTTCAGGTAAAACCGTAATGGGCATGCGCTACATTTACGAAAAGGGTAAAGCAGCATTATGGCTTACGCATACAAAAGACTTAATGTATCAATCCGCAAAGCGAGCTAAGGCTACAATACCTGGTGTCGGTCGTATCGGCTTTTTTGGTGACGGTGTACATGATTGGGGAGACGGTAAACTAATCGTTGCTACAGTACAAACCTTGCAGCGAAATCCACAAATAATCGATGCACTAAATGATTTTATCGGGACGGTAGTAGTGGATGAAGCCCATCACTTTCCAGCAATACAATTCATTGAAACGGCTGGGAGGTTAACCGCTGAGAATATGATTGGTCTCACCGCAACACCTTCCCGAAAAGATGGGTTGGAAATTTACATGTACAACGGTGTAGGTCCAAAAGTGTACGAGATTAGCAGAGACGGAATGTATGAAGCTGGGAGATTGATAAAACCGGAAGTGAAATTTGTATATACCGAGTTCAATTACGAGACGGCAAGTAACCGTAACGAGATTGATAGTGTAGATGCTGGTGGAGAAGATCTCGATTATACAGACCTAATTCGTCACCTTATTTCAGATAAGAAACGTGCGAAGCTAATCGCTGAAAGTATCGTAGAACATTATCCATTAGGACCTGCGATAGTTATTACGGAATCTGTCCGGTACTGTTTTGTCTTACAACAACTCGTACAAAAATTATTGAAAGAACGTTACGGAGATACGTATTACGGGAAACAGATTAATACCGCTGTAGTACACGGAGGTATTAGTCGCTACACCTGGAGAAAAGCAAAAAGCGAGAAACATGCACAGCAGCTTATCAATAGTGGTCATGCGGTAGATAAAAAGCAAGGTAAGTACGGTTGGCAGGTAAAGGTTCCTCAGTATTCAGAAAAAGAAATTCGTGAATGGCAAGTAACAAAACAACAACGTAAAGACATTTTAGAAGCTTGCGACCGAAAAGAAGTAGATATTTTGTTTGCCACTCAGTTAGCGCGTGAAGGACTGGACATGCAACATTTAGTAGTTGGTCACATGGTAATGCCGAAACGTGGTGACTCCCGTGAAAGTAATAGTGGTTCATCAGTAGAGCAAGAAATTGGACGTATCATGCGTCCAGATCGGAACAATGCGGATAAAGAAGCATACTGGTTCGATTACGTTGACTACAATGTTGGAGTATTTAAGGACCAATATCACAGCCGTAGGAAAGTATACAGCAGAATCGGGCTAACGGTACCAAGAAAGCCGAAAACAGAACGCGATACAGTGGCTGACTTCTTAAATGATATGCCTTGGTGAAAGGGGTGATAACGATGGAAAAGTACGAATATGTGGGTGCGCTTTATGAAATCACAGAACTAATTGCTTCAGCGAAAGAGGTGAAGTAAGTGGGTTTGAAAGAAACAGGTCAAAAAATCGTTAAAAAAGTGATAAGGGTGTTTGCAAGAGAATCCGGTAAAAGTCTATCTCTTCAACGAGGAATCCCGATAATGGTTGAGGTTCCGGAATACGATTCGAAAGATTACAAGTTTTCGTATAACAGAAAAGTAACCTATCGAAAAAAGAAAAGCCAAGCAAAACGAAAAGCATGGAAAAAACATGGCCTACAGGGGCACGGGAGGAAAAAATAATGGCACAAGAAACAAATCAGAATGAAGTAGTGGTACAAAATAACGCGGTGGCGAAAAGAAACGATGGCAGCAATTATATTTCAGCAATTTTAGAAGAAACAAAGCAGGGATTTGTTGAAGCGAATAACGGTCTTGATATGGATTTCGTCCGTATGGGCGAGTGGTTAACGGTTAACAAGAAAGGGAATTTCGTAGAAAAAGATGATGAAAATGTAATGTACGGTGACAATATTGATGTAGTTATTGGATATGGTGAGCAACGTTGGTCTGTATGGGGGAAACAAGATTCTCCTGAAGATGGTCAGTTGATCGTGGCGGAAAAAACAAAAGAAGATGCGGAAGTTGTATTCAATCAATGGTTAGCTGAAAACCCACAAGCTGAGGAACGCTATGAATTAGATGATATTCAGCTTCGTTATATGGCATCAGTGGTACCAGTATCAACGTTAAGCCCAGACGACTTCCCTCGTATCTACTTAATGAGCTTTAGCCCAACAGACACAATTATTTTCGGTCGTTTTGCGATGAATGTATATACAGGGAAATATAAAGCGCTAGGTGTTCCATCTAAATTAGGTGTCAATAAAATTGTTACACGCTTAGTAACAACAGAACGTAAAAGTCGTACAAACGCTAGTAACCAATGGATCGGTATCGACTTCCAGCCTGTAGGTGTATTTAAACCAGAAGATTACGGAATTAACGTAGAAGAAACAGAACAAGCAGAAAAAGCTTCAGAATAATTAAGGAGGGCGTCTACAAATGGCAAAAAAGAAAGACAAAACAAGTGAGTATCAATATGTAGACGCATGGTACAGCAATCAGAACGGTAGAAGCATTCCGTGGAAACGAATCCCTTCCTCTGAAGTGAAGCAATTCCAAACGGGAGAGGCATTCAATTTCAATTGCTTTGCTACAGTTCAACGATTTGCGAACGACACAAAAGTAAAGGGGGAGGCATTTATTGCTCCCCTATATTTTGACCTTGACCATGCGGAAGACCCGTCAGTTAGCCAAAAGGATGCAATAAAGCTGGTGGAATTTTTTACGAAAGAGATGGACATTCGTGAATCGGATATGTGGATTTACTTTTCTGGATCAAAAGGATTCCACATCTTAATAAGCTCCGATGCGCTCGGTATTGAACCGAGAAATGACCTTCATAAAATCTTCAAACATATGGCTGGGTATTTAGTCCATAGATTAGGACTCACGTCATTAGACCTTGTGGTGTATACAGAAAAGCGGATGATTCGTTTACCGAACAGTATGCATCAAAAAACAAACCTATTTAAAACAGAAATTAGTGTAAATGAGTTAAACAAATTAACACTGGAAGAAATTAAAGATTTAGCGAAATCACCAAGACAGGCTGACGATCTACCTTATACGGCAGAAGAACGTAAAAAGGCAATGAAATACAGACCTCGTACAGGGTATTTACTAATAAATAAGACAGAAGAATATGAACAAGCTGCAGCAACGAGTGCTCGTAAGTATGCGAAAGAAGAATTCCAGTTTAAGAAAGATAAACCGCCGGCATGTGTAGTTGATATTTTAAATGGTGGATGGAAAAAAGACGGTGACCGAAACCAGGCAACAGTACAGCTTGCATGTTATTTCAAAGATGCTGGTTACACGAGAGAAGAAACAATGAAAGAGCTGGAAGACTGGGTGCTTAAATTTACATCTGAGGATAACGAGTATGGTAAGCAACAACGTGTTGCGAATACGAGAAGTGTTATCGATGCGGTATACAGCGGTGATAATACATACAAATTTGGTTGCGCGTTTATTCGTTCACTACATGGCGAAAAGAAACCGGGAAGCAAAGATTATGAACGTGTAGCGTGTGCTGGTGATATGTGTCATTGCATTAAGAAGAATGCTGAGGAAGAAGAAAATGCAAAGTTACTTCATTTAGCAGAGACAGGCAATGCGGATCTCACTGGAAAGCTTGTAAAAACACGTGTCATGGTTGCAGGGAAAAAGCATACGCCTTACATCATTCCGAAAAACATTGAGTACCATTGCTGGGGCAGAGAAAGTTGTAAAAAGGTACATTGCCCTCTATACGACATCCATACACATACAGGATATAAAGACCTGGGCGTAAGTGATCGGGAAGTTATTCAAATGACAGGTGTAGGTGACGATAATATAAAAGGCATTTTACGAGAAATATCAGGCATTCCAAATTGTCCGAAATACAATACCGATATTTTAGAAAACATGAACGTTGAAGAGTTGCTTGTAATCCCGATGGCTGAAGAAGATGACGAAAAGCAAGAGCAGCATAAAGGGAATTATGTACTACGAAAAGTGTACGCCGTAAATGGACTAAACGTAAGTGAGAATAAGTACTACGAATTAACAGGTTATGTATACCCACATCCAAAGAATCAGGAGTCAACACTACTTGTAAAGAGTGCGGTACCGCTTCAGGATGTGGTTGAAAGTTTTGAGCTAAATGAACAAGTGAAAGAAGATTTAGCAACATTTCAGCCGGCAGATTATACAGCAGAATCAATTGAACAGAAACTAGGAGCAATTTGTAACGATTTAACGTACAACGTAACACACATCGTAGAACGTGATGAGACATTACTTGCAGTATTGCTAACACTTCATAGTGTTTTACGTTTTAAAGTACCGTGGGATTTAAATCCGTTACGTGGTTGGGTGGAATTGAAAATCGTTGGTGATACAGGTACTGGTAAGTCCGCGCTCATTGAAAAAGTAATGAAATATGCAGGACTTGGAACACGAGTGAATGCGGAAAGTACGTCTCGTACAGGTCTAACGTACAAGATGGAACAGTCAGGTGCTCAAGGTGCATGGTACATCGTTTGGGGTGCGTGGCCGTTAGCTGATAAAGAAATGATTTGGATTGATGAAGATACAGGTATTACGAAAGATGATTATGGTGAAATGACGCTCGCTCGTTCTGACGGGAAGCTGGAAGTAAAACGAGCTGTAACAGCTGAAACACCTTGTAGAGTACGTGCCATCATGTCAGGGAACGTACCGAAAGGGAAACGGCTTGCTGATTACTCTCAAGGCGCAGAAAGTTTAAAAGATATTTTCAATAACGAGGATATACGTCGTTTTGACTTTGCAGTTTTTATGAGAGCGAGTGATGTGGATCCTGAGTTGTACAACCAAACGCTTGCTACGTATCCATCGATTATACAGAAGGATACTTTGAAAAATAACATCTTATATGCTTGGTCACGTAAGCCGGAGGACGTGCTATTTACAGACGGTACGATTGATAAAGTACTGGAGGTTGCGACAGACCTTGCGAAAGTATATGGAAATGCGAATGACATACCACTTGTTTCTCCTTCAGATCAGCGGAATAAAGTAGCAAGATTAGCAGTTGCACTTGCAGCTCTTACGCATTCAGTTGATGAATCAGGCGAAAGAATTCAAGTTTGGCCGGGACACGTTGAGTTTATTGGGGAGTATTTAAAAGCTTTATACAATGCTCCAGGTTGCGGCTTAAATTACTATGCTCGTTTAGCAATAAAAGAAGAAGAAATGACAGAAGAAAGATACCAGAAGTTTACGGCAGATCTTAAGAAAATCGATACGTTAACAGGCGAAATGAAATTCTATGAGTTTATCAAACTGTTCGCTCAGCAGAAGTATTTACGACTTGGTGATGTTGAGGCGATGCTTTCTATCGATAAAGAAGAAGCGAAAGCAATCGTAAATCAATTAGCGAAAATGAGGATGATTCTTTTAACAAGCGGTGGTTATCGAAAAACACCACGCTTTAATGCCTACATTGCGTATTGCATGAAGAAAGGACTCTTTGATCATATACAGGATGAGTACTACTAATTATATGGACAAGCACTACAAATATGACTGGAAGTGAAAATATGAAACTCGGAAGTTTATTTGGAAGACCTAAAACATTAGCAAGTAGTAAAAAACAGGTACCGGTAAAAGAATCAAAACTAGCGGTTGAAATGGAAAAAAAGAAAAAGCCGGGACAATTCGATATTGTTTGGCCAAAAGTAGAACCGCAGCAAGTGAAAGATTATAAAGCGATTCTTACAGTCTCAGAGTTAAAGAAATACTTAGAACGTTGTATACAAACAGGTAAAGTAGGATTCGACTGGGAGACTGCAGCAAGTAAAGAAATTAGAGTGCATTATAAAAAGGCGTTTGAAGATATAGAAGAAGCACGTACTACAGGGATTATCGATGATAAAGAAGCGGAAAGCCGAAGTGAGAGCTTAGAAAAAGCGTATTTAAAAACACCATTGGATCCGTGGAAAGGTGAAATTTGTACGGTATCGCTGTCAGCGGCGGCACACGAGTCAAGAGTTGTTCCAATCTCACATAAAGTTGGCCAAGTATTTGAACCAAGTATGGATAGAGATGAAGCTAGGAAATTAGTTCTAGATTTGCTTGATGAATACCTATTTAAAATGAAAAGGTATTAAAGATTGCGGTCAATTTGTCTTTTGAAACGAAATATGCAGCGAAGTACGGTAAATACATTTTAGGAAAAGTAGCAGATCCATTGATTATGTGGGTACGGTGTTTACAAATCGCAGCACCTCAAAAGATTAATAATCCGAAAAAACCTACAAGCGGATGGGGTTTAAAACCAGCTACGAAACACATTTTTGGTGTAACGATGAACGACTTTTCAGCCCTTTTAAAGAAATACAAGGTCAATTTCTTTGACGAAATTGATGCGAGTAAAGGTGAAGGGTTGCTTTACTCAGCTGAAGACTCGGATTATGCTGTGCAGCATTACGAATATTGGTCTCAAATTGCAGCTCAAATTCCGCGATATGAGGAATGGCTTCATAAGATTGAAATGCCATTCACACGTGTTATCGGCCTTATGGAATATTGGGGGATGAATTGGGATCCAAACCTTGCAACGCAAAAGAAACAAGAAGCAGAAATTATGCAAGAGCAAGCGGCTGAACGTATTAAACAAATCGCGAAAGAAACGTTCAATATTGATATAAATACCGGTAAATCAGGTAAAACGAACGAAGTGAAAAGCTTAATGTTTGATTACTTAAAAATACCGATTGCCAAATATGGAAAAACAGGCGCGAGTCTTGATCAAGAGGCGCTTATCGATATGGCATTTATGCTTGAAAACAAGCTGAACGATATCGACGAGGAAAAATACCTCGGTGTTTCATTACCTGAAAATTGGGGAAATATCGATCCGGAAAAGGATCCTACTTTAGATAAGCTAGAACGCGGAGCGATTCGTATCGCAAAACGTGAACCGCATCCCTATAAAGAACAGGCACTAGAAGTTATTGACCAGCTAAAGAAAATACAAAAATACACGACATTACTTTCTTCGCACATCATAGGACGTGAAAAGTACTTGAACTTTATGAGTGGACGGATCCATGCAGGGTACAGTCCATTCACAGAAACAGGACGCTTAAACAGTTTTAATCCGAACGGACAAAACGTTCCTAGACCTGATAATGACGAGTTTAAAATAAGAAACTTCTTTGTACCTAAACCAGGAAAGATATTATTCTTCATCGACTTCTCGGGGTTCGAACTTCGCCTAATGGCATGGAAATCAGGCGATGAGGTCATGATTGAGTTATTTAACACAGGTGGCGATATGCACCGTAGAACCGCATCTGTAATGACTGGGAAGTCTGAGGCTGAAATTGTAAAGAAAGAACGTACAGATGCCAAGGCGGGCAACTTCGGTATCTCTTATGGCGGTACGGAACACGCTCTACAGTTCACATTTAAAACGAAATACATGATTCGTAAAACATTAGATGAATGTGCGCAGATTGTGAATGCCGTTAAAACAGCGTACAAACGCATACCAGAGTATCAACGCAAGATTGTTTTAGAAGCACGGGAGCAAGGCTATGTACAAACGATTTATGGATATATGAGATTACTACCTGGCATTAACAGCGCGAATAGAAGAGATCGTGGCTCTGCTGAAAGACAAGCAGCGAATACACCAGTACAAGGAAGTGCCGCTGACATTATGAAGAAAGTACAAAATGAAATTTATGAATCTATCGGTAAACAGGAAGGCGTACTTTCTCATGGAAGTGCCGATATGATTGCACAAATTCACGATGAAATCATTTTTGAAATAGATGATGATCCGGAAATTGTAGTTGCAGTAGAAAAACAAATTAAACAAGTTATGGAGCAACCTCCAGTACCAGGATTTCCAGTTCCGATTGAGGCAGAAGGAAGTGTAGGTTATCGATGGGGCGAGAAAATGAGTGTTGAGTCCTGGCTTAAACAAAGGGAGGAATAGCATGTGGGAAGAGGAGAGGGACCACGTAAATCATTATTTGCGAAGCGTCATGCAACAGCATTACCACGTGTAAAGCCGGCAAGAATTGTAGGAAGTATTGCTGGAGAACCGTACAACATGGTTTGGGTAGTAAGTTCATTAAGAAAAGATAAAAAGACTGGTGTGCTAGACCCAGTACCACAAGATCCATACGCAGAATTACTACTTAGCAGTTGCTTTAAAAAATGGAGGGAAGACGATGAACGCCTTGAACCGTCAACAACGCCGGGCGAGTGAACGTGAGAGAAAGAAAACAAGGGAGCGGCAAAGTTTTCACAGAGGTGAAGTGCAGCAAGTATCCCTTTTATCGTATAAAGATGGCCGAACATTAGCATTACGTGCAGTAAAAGAAGTGCTAGGTTTGGGTCCGGTACGTTTAGAACGTGTACAGAAGCGATTAGAAGAACTAGAAAACGAGAATTTCAATGAACTATTTTTAGAGCATTTAAGAAAATAAAAAGCTGTAGGAAGGATGTGCGATTGTGGGTGGTAGACAGCAAGGGAAGGGGTACGAAAATCGGAAAAGTGATCGGAAACTAGAAAAATTAAAACGTGAAATGGTTAGGCAAAAAAGGAAAGTAGCAAAAGGTGAGCTACGAAAGGCGGTAGTGTACTTGGACAATTCGGAGCAACAATTAAAAGATGTGATGCAAGAGAATCGTGATTTGCAGTTAGAAGTTGACTTATACAAGTTTCAGGTGAAAGTGAAAGACAATTACGCAAAACGTGTATTGAAAGAAAATAACGAGTTACGGGAACAGATTAAAAATTTACGTAAAAAGTCTATTTCGTTATTTGTTTCTTATATGTTGGTAGCGGTCATTGTTAGCTTTGTAATTGTTAGATAAGAAGGGGGCGATTGGGATGACTGTAGTAAAAGACAACGAGTTCTGGAAAGAAGTGTATTACTACATGGAAAAGCATGATTGCTATAAGGAGGAGGCTGTAAAGGTCGTGGAGGCTCAGTTCAATAGTAAGAACGAGAAAAGAGTAAAAATTATTGAAGCTGTAAAAGAAAAGTTGATTTGTGCGGGAATACCTGAAAAGGACTCTTTAAAATTCGCAGAAACTGCACCCTTTGTTAATTCCTTAACTGGTGCCAGTGTAGAAAGAATGGTGAGAAGTTTTATAGATTTGTTTAAAAAAGGAGAGCGTGCAAAACAATGAACATCACTCATTTATTCCAGCTTCAAAAAGACCTGGATAACAAGATTGTGGAAAAACGTAGTTTACAAAACGTTCCATTGTTTCAAGAAAAGAAATTATCATTTCGTGATGAACTAAGTGAATTGCTTCATATGTGGCGCGGTCATAAATTTTGGAGTGAAAATAACAAGCCGATTACAAAAGGTGTACGTAACAAAGGACAAATGATGGAAGAAGATAAGGTGTACTACAATCCGTTATTAGACGAATTTGTTGATGCACTTCACTTTGCTTTATCGATTGGATTAGAACGTGAATGGGATAAATATATCGATGCCTTTGTAGTGCGTAATAACAAAGGAAATACAAAAACAGAAATTATTGATGTGTTTAACGATTTATATGAAAACAAATTATGGACTGCAGCACATTACATGACCTTGATGAATGACTTGGCTTACTTAGGTGCAGCGCTTGGATTTACGGCTATTGAAATTTACAACGCATATATCGAAAAAAATAAAATCAATCATGATCGTCAGGCATCCGGGTACTAAAAGGGGGCAAAATGGTGGGGAAAGTTATTCTTTGGACAAAAGAAGAAATAGCGTATCTGGAGGATTCCTGGGGGACATATAGCATTAAAAGTATTGCAAAGAAGTTAGATCGCACTGTAAATGCCATAAAACTAAAAGCGAATCGTATAGGGTTAAGTGATCCCCGCCTACACTTCAATGGGCTTACAGTGCTCCAACTAGCAGATGTATTACAAGTAAGTTATAAAACAATTGAATCGTGGTATGAAAGATTTGCATTTCCCGTAAGATTAAAGCTATTTGCAAAAACTCAAAAAATAAAGGTTGTTTACTATAAGGATTTTTGGAACTGGTTAAAACGGCATAAGCAGGTAGTTGATTTTTCAAAGGTTGAATATGGGATTTTAGGACCTGAACCAGAATGGATGAAAGACAAACGTGATGCGGATGTGTATAGAAGGAAAAAAGAGAGAGATCCTTGGACCAAACAAGATGAATTATTGCTAAGAAGTATGGTTAAAGCGAATTGTTATACGTATTTGGATATCGCTAAACGGCTACAGCGAACAGAAAGTGCAATAAAGAAAAAATTGGAGGAGCTTGGGATACTCGAGAGACCTATAGAAAGTCAGGCATCTTATACAGAAGATGAAATACGAATCAGTTTAGAACTATTTGAAAAAGGTTACACGGTAGATACAATTGCAGAAAGGTTTGGGAAAAGTGCATTAACACTTGTTGGTTACTTAAAAAGTAAAGGGTATCGGTTTAGAGCAAAAATGGTGATAAAGCCTGAGAATACTGTGTTATAGATTTCAAATAAAAAAAGGCTAGGATTTCTCCTAGCATCAATAAAAGGTATGTCGCACAGAAAATTAGTTGTGTGCAAAACGATGATTTGCATTTTTATTATATATTTGTTTTTTTATTAAAAGAAATAAATATCAACAATCTTCACAATCAATTAACAAACAATTTGAATTGTATTCAATAAGGAGAGATGGAAAATGAGAAAAGTAGAAATCACAGTAGAAGAAAGAATTAAAAGAAAAATATTTTATGATTTTATCTTGCCAGAGCATGTATCTGAAAATCAGATGAATATCATAATTGCCCGTGTAGAAAGTCGTTCGGATTGTGCAGATGATGTTGTACATTTGGTGCAAAAAGAAATACCTGGTTTGAAAGTGCGAAAAATAGAAGAAACAGACTTGGATTTTGATGACGCTGAAATAGTTGGTTATGACATAAAAGAAAACTAAATAAAAGCCGTATTTTAAAACGAAAGGGAGAATGCGAATGAAAGAAATTAAGTTCAAGGCTCATGATGGTGAAAATTGGATTTATAGTGAATGTGTATCAAGAGATGAAGAAGATGTTTGGTGGATTTTAGATAATGAAAATGATTGCTGGAATATGTGTTCTGAACCCAAACAATGCACAGGCTTAATAGATAAGAATGGAAACGATATTTATCTTGGTGATTTTGTAAGGTGGACAAGGGTGATATATACGGATTGTAGTCGAGAAGAAATTGAAAGTACAGAAGTAATTCAAGGGAATATTGGTTGGTTATACTCCACTTTGATACTTAAGACTGAAGAGTTTTCTAGATTATTATTACCGCATTTAGTTGAAGATCCGAATGAATTTGAAGTGATTGGTAATGGTTATGACAATCCCTGGATGTTAAAAAATAAACAAAATCTTTATTAATGAGGAGACAAAAATCATGAGAGAACGTGAAAATTGGGATGTATTATGTGAGGTTTGCGATAAAACGATTGAACGTGGAGTATCAACAGAAACTGGCGATAATTACTGTAACTCATGCTATGAAAAGTTAGCGTATGGAAACAAAGATAAATAAATTTGAACAAACACGCTATTTGAGTAGCTAAGGAGGAGATAAGGGATGAGGAATACATTAGGTGACTTAAATAACCACTTGTTTGCGCAGCTAGAACGTTTAAGCGACGAGGAATTAAAAGGTGATAAGTTAATTGAAGAAATCGGTAGAGCACGTGCAGTTACCGATGTAGCGTCGCAAATTATTGAAAATGGCGCTCTGGTCTTAAAAGCACAAAAAGTGTATGACGATTTACTAGATGCAAACGCAAAAAAACCAAAGATGCTGGAAGGGTAAAGATGAAGCATTTTTATACAGAAGAACAGAAACTCTTTTTAACAAAGAACATAAAAGGTCGTACACGTAAAGAATTATGCGAAATGTTTAATGAGCATTTCAATCTAAACTTAGGACTAAATCAAATCACGGCTTATATAAAAAATAATGGTTTAAACAGTGGAATTGATACTAGGTTTACGAAAGGGCAAGATTCATGGAATAAAGGGGCAAAAGGAATTTGTGCCGGCGGAATACAGACGCAATTTAAAAAAGGTCAGAAACCGCATAATTACAAACCTGTTGGTAGTGAAAGAGTAAATGGGGATGGTTACGTAGATGTTAAAATCGCGGATCCGAATAAGTGGAGAGCAAAACATCGATTGCTATGGGAAGAAGAAAATGGACCAATACCTAAGGGATACGTAATTATCTTTGGTGATGGTAATCGGCGTAACTTTCAACAAGACAATTTAATACTAGTATCTAAATCGCAGTTGGCTATATTAAACAAAAATCAATTGATACAAAACGATGCGGACTTAACACGAGCAGGAATTGTAATAGCAGATATTTACAAGAAGATTGGGGAACGAAAGAAAAATAAATGAGAATTTCATTTCAGTAGAAAGGACTGGTAAACGTGAGTCTGAAGAAAAAGCTTGGAAACATCGTTTGGCACATTGAAAATAACCGCGGAATTATAGGCGATACAAAGGTACTAGATCAAGTGCTTGAGAGCTTAAAAGGAATAAAAAGTGAATTACCAAAAGATACAGCGGAAGTTGGGCAATTAATCAGTACAGGTTTTATGAATGGTATTCGAGCGCAGGCAGGTGCACCAATAACTGTAAATGAATCGCTCAGACGTACAAAATACGGTGAATATAATGGCCATCATCAATGGGATTTAGCAAAAGACTTTTTTCAGATGTCTAATGATGCGTTCTTTAAAATTTATGGTTTCAATTTTGTTCCAACTGGTCGGCTTTATGATGAAGCGAAAAGTTTTGTGGCCAATCAAGAAAACGTATTTAGTGGAGGGGCTATGAATAATGGCGCGTATTAAATTAATCGATGAAACAACAGATTTATCACAAGTAAGAAGGCCTATCGGCTGGGACTTAGAAGTAAATGGTGTTCCATATGACGTGTATCGCATTGATGGGTACAATCATACACTTGGCGGTAAATTCTCAGAGAATTGTTATTGGGCATGTCCAGCAGGAGAGGAACCTACTTATAAAAACTTGATTGAGTTTAACGGTGATGCACCAACCTGGGGAGTAGTATTTGATCGTTCTAATTATACAAAAACAAAGTGGAATGAAACGTCAGTCGAATGTAACGGTATCTGCTGGATAACGCGTAATGGTAAGAAGTTTTATAGAATTCCTGCACGATACATGGATTACGGATTAGCAAAGGCACAGTACATTTTAGTGAAACTATTAGAAGAGTGCCCACTTTGGTTATCGGAGAGAAATTGGAAAGAAAAAGCTATTGGACGAAAGATTTGGTATGAGAATCAACCAGCTAAAATAACAAGAATTAATGATGAGAATGAATTGTGGATTGAACCAGACGGTATCCCGGTATTTAAAGCTCCTGCTCATTGGGATCACGATGATTATTCCGATTATGAAAATGGATTACGAATAGACTTGTTGTCACCGCACATCTATTGGTACAGAGATTAGGTAAGAGAAGGAGTATCTAAAATAATATGAAACCAGTAAAAGCGAAATGTGAAGTATGTGAGTACGTGTTTCGGGTCCAAATGCTCACAGCACGATTACCGAACCGTGTGGACAAGCACTACTTTATTTGTCCAAGTTGTAAAACAGAATTTGTAAGTTATTATTCGAACCGTGAAATGAAACAGCTGCAGAAAGAAATTTCGAAATTATACAACGGTTTCCGTAAATGTTATACAAAGGACCAGGCAAAAGTGATCCAGGCCAAAATCGATAAAAAAGATTTAGAGTTTAAGTGGCTACGAGATAAATTGCGGACGGAGATTGAAAATAATTTACCAAAATAAAGGGGGCTGAAGTTATATGAATATACCTAAACAATTGATGATTGGTAGTGTACCGTACGATGTGGAAGTCGTAAAAGGATGGCTTGAAGAAAGAGAAAACGGAGAAGTAAGAATTGCTGAAGTAACGTATCACGAACAGCAAATCAAGATTTCGGACAATGTAGCGAAGCATGAAGGGCAAATGAAGAACGTACTTCATGAGGCTATTCACGCAATGCTTTATGAGTATGGATTTGATCGTTTAAATAAAGAAGCAAACGTAAATGCATTAACTACAGTCTTTTTCGACTTTATTAAAAATAATATTCGTGGAGGAGTCTCCAGCTTTGTAGGTTATGAATACCTGGTGCTTACGTCTCCTGAGAAAAAAGTAGAGAAAGAAGAGCAGCAAGGGCTTTCATTTATCAATACAACAACAGAACTTGTGAAAATGATTAATCAACAACCACCTGAAGCGGAAGTTCGTAAGGCTGTGGATCTAGGTGTTACGCATGAACAGATTCAGGAATCAGTTATTAAGATGACCACGGATAAGCAAACTCGTAAACTACCAATCGTAGAAGTGAATCGTAGCTCGTTTCCTATGGAAGAGATAGCAAAGATCACGAAAAAAGAAGAAATGGATCCTATTCATTGGAAAACAGGTATTAAGTATGACGATGAGGGTACACCGAGATATCGTACACGTTACGAATGCTGCATGTGCGGAAATCGTGGGAATCAATACGAGTACAAGGAGAACAAATTCACGAAATGCCATAAATGTAATGCGAAACTCAAGATAGTACAGGCAACGAAAAATGGATTCCCTGAACGCGATGCATTCGGTAATTTTTACGTAGCTAATGATGAATACAGCGTTATTTTGGATGGTGAGTAAAGATGAAGAATATACCTACAAAAAACATAAGTGAAGAACTGGAGACACGTGAAGGTGTCACAACAGTGCAAGTAAGTCCCCATGAAAAGATTGAAGTAGCAGGTATTACGGTTGAGGGTCCGGCTGTAATCCTCATCAATAAAGACTAGGAGGTATTAGACGGAACTTATATACGAATATCCGATTTGGACAACATGGTTCATCTGTGTAATATTCTTTGGTTTAGCTAGCGTTATAGAAACGATTAAGAAGTAAGGAAAAGGAGATGGAAGATATGAGAGCGGTAATTAAGACGGTTGACGGTTCTGTACACACTGTAGAGGAAGCAGATTTTATTTTTGAAGGATACAAGAAGCTAGAAGGGGAGTTATTTGCGGAAGGAAATGCGATAGATACTTACGATGATAACGGCCGTATTACGGGAATTGTGAATATGCAACATGTTTCTGCTATCAAGTTCGAATATGAGAAAGATAAGGGAGCTGAAGAGAATGAAAGAAAAAGACTTGAACATTTCAGAAGTACGTGGTGCGAAAAAGAATATTTCAGATTTACAAGTTTATGGTGATGGGGATACATTTGCGCTACTTTGTAAAGCGAGTTCAAAAGAAAAAAGGTTGGATGAAATCAACTAAGGTTTGTAATGTTGATGGTGGTTGCGTAATGCAGGTGACAACGCAGCAGAAGAACCCAGATGGTAGTTATGCTGTAGCAGAAGCGTTGACTTATGTACCAGGTGTTCATATTGATACAGAAAGTGAACCACGAAAGATGGTACCAATCCCTGCGGAAAAATATGAAGTTAACCTTCTTGTGGAACAAGGGAAACGAAACCTTCAATCTAGTTGGATAAAAGGAGCTGAAGAGAAATGAAATCAACAGGTATCATTCGTAACATCGATCCACTAGGACGAATTGTAGTTCCAATGGAATTACGCCGTACATTAGGTATCCAGGTAAAGGATCCTATGGAGATTTTCGTAGATGGTGAATCTATTATTCTACAAAAATATAATCCTAATAATTCTTGCCAAATCACAGGCGAAGTTTCTGAAGAAAATATTGAACTAGCTGGCGGGAAACTCGTGCTTAGTCCTGAAGGTATTGATCAAGTTTTAGGAGAAATCGAAGCGTTTTTAAAGGGGCGATAAGATGAGCGAACCTAATAAACAATATACAAATATTGAACTGGAAATGATTTTGGATAACTTTGTAAAGGCATTACCAATGCAAATGCGTATGCAGCGTGAGATGTCTAAAGTATATAAGGCACGTTTCGATGCACTTGTTTCTGAAGGTTTTACAGAGCAACAAGCACTGGAAATCGTAAAATCACGTGGTATAGAGTGAAAGGTTCGGAAGCAATATTACGAGCGATGCACCAGGTAGGAGGAGAAATTCCAGCCACGCAGTTTGATACGTGGCTGGGGCAACTCTCTCAGTTAGGACTACTGGAGCAAGTCACGAAAGATGACGAGCATGTTTATTACTACCGGCTTACGGATAGTGCAAGACAGTTTTTAGTAAAGAAGGGTGTGGAGTGAAGGTGAAAATACGTGTATGGACCTTAGTAATGAATTTGTTTGAAATAGGAAAAAAATACAAGATTATCATTTTAGATGAGGATAATGGACAGGTTGTATATAAATGCACAGTCAAGGCAAAGGACGGCGGTAATTTACTAATTGATGTTTATGAGACAGATGGGGAAGAAGATTACGGAGAAACGTGGATAAAATGGCGCTGGATTCTCGAAATGGAACAACTAGAAGTAAACGTAAAAACATTGGAGGTTCCTAAATAATGAAAAAAGAAACACCGATTAAAACTTTAAAAATTAACGGGGAGAAAGTTATGTGCGACAGTCCTGTATTGCATGAACCGTCAGCTGCTACGTTTATACAGGGGAAAGGTATCTTCCGAAAACAGGACCACACTTGGTACATCGATTTCGTCACGCATGCTCGTAAAGATTTTTTTGATTCTTTAGAAAATCGTGTGTCTGTCTTAGTAGAAATCACAGAGGAAAACGGAAATACACATCAGGGACGTGCCATATTTACATGTATTGATTCTACCTTGAATGAGCCAATTGTATATCGTATGGAAGGTATGACGGAATTAGAGCCTGTAAAAAATCAACTGATTCCAGAGGTTCCTGAGTTCCATATGAAAGATCTTCACGGTAAACAAGTCACGCTTTACTACAGTTCTGATACTTCTACGACAGGTGATTATACAGTTGAGACACTTATCGCTTTAGAGAATGCAGGTAGTAATAAAGTGGGAATATATGTTCTTAGTAGTGAGGTAAAGGAGAGAAACAAGTGAATTATATAGATCGTATCACGGAATTAGCCCCACAAGTACCGGCGGTCGTTTTAGAAGATGTGATGAACCGGATTAAGGATTGGATTGTAAGTGGCGGAAGAGAGGATGACCCGTATATCGGACAACAACTGAGATTCGTAGAACGTGTGGCTGCAAGGAGCAAGGAACATGACGTCTGAAGAAATTCGTAACTTACAAATCGATGGTCTGGACGTTCCGTTTTACGGTGGGTATGTAACGGTACAAGAAGGAGTTGTTACGGGTAAGCTCAGCTGGAGTCTTCATGTTGTGGATTATGCGGTAAGTGAATTTGTGGCCACGAACCAGTTACGTGATGTGAATATCGAGACAGAGCAGGGCAATGTATATGCCGGAGAAGGATTGATTACGAAAGTGACTGAGGAACAGTTTCTCTTAGCTGGAAAGTCGGTGCTACGTGGGTATGAGACAACAGCGACGTGGCACGTGTTTCGAGATTCGGAGATTCACAGCTGTTAACACGAGAATAAAAATATATAAAAGAAAAGTTTTTAGGAGGGGGTCTAATACACTACAGTACTTAAAAAAGAAAAACAAAATAAAAAAGAACCCCCCCTTAAAAAATATACCTTATATATATAATATAAATATAAAACTAATAATTATATATTATATATATAGTATTATTTGTTAATAGTTATATAGTATGTAATACTATTAATGGTTTAAGGTGTTTGTTTTAGGGGTTTGATTTTCTGAGTCAGGAGGTTCGGAGATGACCAGAATTGATGGCTATGTTTCGAAGAAGACGATACAACTGTGGCTGGAGAATTACGAATCACTGGCTGTAGGTGATCGGTTCCCTGATGCACCGCCTAGCTTTACGGGACCTGGTGCACTGGACGGGAAAGGCGATGGACGGTTGAATAAGATTGTGCTGGATCAGGCGATTAAACAATTACCGAAGAACATGAAATATATAGTGCTTGCTCGGTATGTGTACAAGATTCCTAGAAGGAACACGTTACGAACTATGAATATTACTGCGAAAGTGTATTACACACGTTGTAGACAAGCCGTGGATTTATTACACATGAGTATTAACGGTGACATGGTTGGCATAAGAAGTTTAATAAAAAAGTTGTACGAGGCTTGACAAGATGTGGTCATAGTAGGTACAATTTATGTTAGGATGGTGAAATTGTGTCCTACTCCAGTACTAAATAATACGCATAGCCATGAGGCCCTTGATGAGGGTATCATGGCTATTTTTATGTCCGTTGGATTTAGCTGACTGTGGCATATATAGTAGGTAGGAAATAGGAGAAGCTATGTTGCATACTATGAACTATAGGCAACGTGAAAGAGAAACCTTAGGGTAATTTCACCAGTCACTCTCTCCTGGAGAAGAAGGCCCTTCGAAACTCAGGGGGTCATGATCCAATGTTCAGTTAGTTAATAAAGTGAAGCTTATGCATTAATTCAAGTGATTGAAGCTGTGTGTATGGCTTACAAACGTTGATATAACAACGATGTATAATAATTGTATATTGGTTACGTATTGAAAAAAGAAAGAATCATTGATATCAATGGATTCCGCTTCTATCCAGTTTACATAACCAATGTTATAGGCAGTCATTATTAATACGATATTCATCTTTATTCAAAATAGGTATTTTAGATTATTAAACATTTGGTTTTGTTTTAATCCCCCGGGGGAGGTCAAATCTGGTGAGGGGCTGGCAGGCGCTCGTAACGTTCCGCCAGAATTTTTAAACTCGGGGGGCTATACAAAATATACGAATTTCAAGGCAATCGATACTAAATCGGTTGCCTTTTTCTATTTCAGGAAGAAAGGGGAGCGAAATGATGGCGAAGTTAGACGAATTAAAGCAGAAACTTACGGCTAAACAAATTCAAGCGGCGTACCTGCTTGTAGAAAACGAATTGATGGAATCGAACAACGAGGAAAAAAGAACCCAAGACGAAATGGCCAACGAGTTAGGCATAAATCGGACAACGCTTTGGGAGTGGCGAACTAAGAACCAGGACTTCATTGCATTCAAGAGTGAAGTGGCCGACAGTTTCCTTGCAGAGAAGCGCGAGCAGGTGTACAGCAAGTTAATGCAGTTAATTTTAGGGCCGCAACCGAGTGTAAAAGCCATGCAGTTGTATATGCAGCGATTCGGTTTACTGACTGATAAGAAAGTAATCGAGGGTGATCTAGGAAATGCGACTCGTACAAATGCGGAAATCGAAGAACAGCTTCAGAAATTAAAAAAATTGACAGGCGAGTAAAAGGAGGGCGGGCTACATGGCATATATAGACGGTAAATGGTTAGCCCGTCAAGAACGTCAGGAGCGTATCAATCTTGTAGCAGAAAGAGCAAAGAAATTACAGGAGTTGTACGAAACTGGCGAGGCTACAGAATATTATATGGATACACTACTTGCTGACATCGATGAGCTAGAAAAGTTAAAAAGGGTACATCGTGGAGAACATGACATGCTGTACTTCATGTATGAGTATTTCTCTGAAGAAGTGAATCCAGGGAATCCAGATAACTTAATCCCAGCTGGAGTAACGATGGATGATGCGGCTGAATTTCACGAAACCTTATGTGGCTTGTTAGATGACATCACAACAGGTAGGGAGAAAAAGAAAAAAGTAGCCTGGAGTGTAGGTCGTGGCCATGCGAAAACCGCATACCTGAGTAATGGTTATTTGTGTCATCAAGTTGTGTATCGATTAAAGCAGTATATTGTTTTGATTTCTGAAACATCTGATGTAGCCGGTGACTTTATATCCTGGGCACGTGATCAGTTAAAGTATAACGAAAAATTACGCGAGGATTTCGGAATCTTACTTTATGAGCAAAAAAGCCGAAATGAAGTAGATAACGACAAAGAATTTGTTACGTTAACGAACACGAAAGTCGAAGCAAAAGGTATAGGGACACAGGTACGTGGTTTACGTCACGGCTCAAAAAGGGTTCAGCTCTACATTTTGGATGATTTGGAGAGTAAAGAAAATACCGCGACGGTTGACTTGATTGCCAAAAACAAACGCTGGTTCAAGGAAGAATTGCTTCCAGGTTTAAGTCGTCAAGAAGGTGCCTGTATCTATATGGGTACCATCGTTTGTTACGACAGTTTGTTGCATCACGTGATTAAAAACCGTCGTGATTTCGTATCGAGATCATTTCCGGCAATCCTAAAATGGTCAGAGCGTGAAGATTTATGGCAAGAATGGCGTGAGATTCGTCAGGTCGATGATCCAGACTCGGCAGATCGTGCTCGCGAATTTTATGAACAGAATAAAGAAGAGATGTTAAGTGGTACAAAAACGTTATGGCCATCACATTTCCCTTACATCGATTTGATGGAAATTAGAGAAGATGACGGTACCAAAGCGTTTAACCAGGAGTATCTATGTAACCCGACTGACGAGGAAAGACAGATATTTAAACCTAAATATTTCACGTACTGTACTGAAGATGATTTAAAAGACAAAAAACTTTTGTATTACGGTGCGGTTGATTTCGCAATGGGAAAAGAAAAAGGTGACTACAGCGTAGTAGTTACACTTGCGAAAAACGTGGAAACAGGAACGTGCTATATTATCGATATTTTTATGGAGCGTGTGCATCCAAATACGTTGTTAGAAAAGGCTGTAGAATACACGCTGGCATATCAATATGAATCAATTGCTGTAGAGGCACAACAAGCACAGGAGTGGTTTGCTGAGAAAGTTGGGGAAGCGTTGCAGAAGAAAGGGTATCCGTCATCGACTCGCTTAAAACAAATTAAGCAACGTACGAGAAAGGCATTACGTATCGAGTCGTTATTACCAGATATACAGAGCGGTAAATTACGTTTTATGAAACATTTACGTGCTTTATTGGAGCAATTTGAAATGTATCCGATGCACCCACACGATGACGGTCCGGATGCAGTTCAAATGGCTTTTTCTATTGCATATAAACGTGCAAGACGTAAAGCGGGAACTACAGGGAATTCAAGATATTGAGAAAGGAGGGGCTTGAATGAGAGTACAAGGTGATCGTAATTTTATGAATCCTGTGGAAATTGTAATGCCAGTTCGTACCGCACTCGGCGATTCTGAGTGGACACGCATTATGTCCGAGGTTCGTTTGTATGAGCGTTATGAAGGAGACTTAAACGTATGGTCTGATTATAAAAAACCAGAAAATCTCGACTATGAACCTACGAAAATACAACTTGATTATCCTCAAAAAATTGTAAACATGATTGCAGCGTGGCAATTTGAAAAAGAACCGAAAGTCACAGTTCCTCCTGATGTGATAGACGACCCGGCACTTATGATTCAATCAGGATACGAGCCTAGTGAGGAGCAGCAAGCAGAAAACAGTAGAGCGAAAGCGAAAGAAAGGCTATTAACATGGGTTTGGGATGACAATCGAATGCATGAGAAGTTATTAGCAGCAGCAAAAGACAGGGCTATTTCAAAAACTGGTGTGTATGCTCGTATTCACTATGATAAACGTCGTGGTGAATTTAAGATTATTTGGCATCCATCCACAGAAGTTATTGCAAAGTATAGCGACTGGGATATAGATCAGCTGGAAGAGATTCATTTTATTGCATGGCTTGATGAAGAACAAACGAAAATGTGGAAGTTATCGTATTACTTAGTTTGGCATGAAGAAGCTGGTGAGTACGACTGTGAAATTGAAGAGGCTGTATACAACGGTGACTTAGAAAAGCAAGAGAATAGGGTTGAGCGCTCATCAATGGGCATCGATTTTATTCCCGTTGTACCTGTACCGACTGAAAAACTAAGTAAACGTACTACAGGTTATAGTGAATTGGAGAAAACGATTGAGTTGTCTGATGAAATTGACAAAAAGATGTCCGATTACTCGGATGCGTTACGTTTTGAGATGTTTGCTATTACTTTGTTAACGAATGTAGATGAAGATCCTAAGAATCCACTTCAAGTTGCACCAGGTGCGAAATGGGATTTAGGTGACGGTGCGGAAGAGACCGGTGAACCAAGTGCTAAAAAGCTAGAAAGTGGATTTAGATTTAAAGAAACTATTGAAGCGTATCTGGACCGGTTGCAGAAACGCCTACATGAAAAAGCAGAGGTACCGATGGTGAACACTGCGGACATGAATACGGGCGGTATAAATGACATGGCGGTACAGCTTTTGTTTAGTAATATCATTTCAAAAACACAACGCTCATGGGTGATATGGCAGTCCCGTCTACAAACCTTAAATGAGTATATTTTACGTTATATGAAAGCTAGGGAGGATGACTCCAAATTCAAATACGATAAAGAAATGTTAGCAAAAGTAGATAACTATTATGCTAGTAAGATTATTTTCGGTTTACCGTTACCGCAAGATCAAAAAGCACTTATCGAACAGTTAGGCGATGAAATTTCAAACGAAATCGAATCAATTAAAGGTGCAATTACGAGAAGTGGTAAAGAAAATGCGGAACAAAAGTTCATGGAGATTATGCAAGAGCGGATGTTGAAAAGACAATCTCAGGATCCGTATAACGAAAAGTAATACTTGCCTTACGAAATGGCGCTATAAACTTTCGGAAATTATAGCCGACAGGCTCAAAATGGAGGATTTGCAAATGGAATACGCAAAACAAGCTACAGCATTAAAATTTTTTGTAGGACAAGTACAAAAAACACCTAAGTTCCCACTTCGATTAGACCTACAGTTTTTCTCTGATGGTGGTCCTGGAGATGATCCGGACAAAAAGCCTGGGGGTCCTGACGATCCGTCAAAAACTTTTACGCAAGAAGAACTAGATGAAATTGTTAAGAAGCGCTTAGAACGTGAACGTGGTAAATCCGCTGAGAAATACGGTGATTACGATAATGTGAAAGCGAAATTAGCAGAATACGAAAAAGCTGAGGAAGAGCGTAAAAAGCAAGAAATGACGGAAATTGAACGTTTGCAGGCTGAAAAAGAAGAAGCTGACAAAAAGGCACTAGAAGCTTCCGAAGCAGCACAAAAAGCGCAAGAAAAAGCAAATACACGTATTCTAAATACAGAAATTAAGAGTATTGCACGTACTTTAGATGCAAATGATCCAGGTGACGTATTGGCGCTTTTAGATAAGTCGACCATTCAACTTGATGAGAATGGAAATTATCAAGGAGTTGAAGAGGCTGTTAATGCGCTAAAGGAAAGCAAACCTTGGATGTTCAAGAAAGTTGTGGGAGCTGATGCAGCCGGTGGCGCGAATCCAGGAACAAATCCGAGAGCGAATGAAATTCTTGCTTTAGAAAAAGAACTGGAAGAAGCAAAAACAAAAGCGTTAAAAGATTCAAAGTATGCGGGAGAAGTAACACGTATTTATAACAAGTTGTTAGAAGCGAAATCGAAGAAATAACGGATCGTTGATTAAAAGTCAGCGATTTTTTAATTTTAAAAATTTGAGGGGGCTACAAATATGCCAGTACCAACTACGTACGAATTTCAACAACAAGTAAGACAAATGCAAGCGAATGTGGATTTAATTCTTACGAAAGCACCTGTTCTTTTCGGATTAATTGGTGTAGGAGACGCTTTAACACAAACTAAATTTGAATGGCAGAACGACTATTTAAACTCTGATACAGGTATTGTAAAAACTGCCGCAGCTGTTGGGGATACGGACCTAGTTTTAGAAAAAGGCGAGGCTCGTAAATTCACTGAAAATGCTCTGGTACAAAACGGCTTAGAAGTGCTACGTGTAGTAAGTGTTGATGAAAATGCCGATAAAATCACTGTGCAACGTGGTTACGATAGTACGAAAGCGGAGGCAATTACAGCTGGTGGTGAATTAAAAGTCATCGCAAGACCGAGACCAGAAGGTGAAGATGCTTTCCGTAAGAATGAGATCAATGACCGTTTGGTGTCACATAACTTCTCACAAATCTTTTCAAGATACGCATCTGTTTCACGTACACAACAACAAGTGAACACATACGGCGTATCAAACGAATTAGATTATCAAGTAAATCTGCGTTTACAAGAGATGATTCGTGAAGCGAACACGTCTTTAATTTATGGCCGTAGAAATGGCGGTTCTCCGACACAACCGCGTACTACAGGTGGTTTATTTGCATTTACAGGTATTGAAGGTTCTCATAAGCAAGATTTTAAAGGGAACGAAATCGCGGCTAAACCACTGAATGACGCTGTAGAGCAAGTGTTTACGCGAGGCGGTTCAGCAAATACGATTCTATGTGGACCGAATATCGCACGACAAATCACAAAACTTGGTGGCGATACAATTCGTACTACGCGTCAAGATACTGCGGCAGGTTACCAAATCTTATCGTTTGTATCGGATTTACCAGGTGGAGCGATTTCTAGTGTGGTAGTTGATTTAAATATGCCTAAAGATCGTGCGTTACTTCTTGATACAGAAAAAGTAAAGGCACGTTACTTAACTCCAATTTATGATCAAGATGCTACACCAAATGGTGCTGACTACTTCTCTCGTGTCATTCGTGGGGAATTTGGATTTGAAGTTAAGAATGCGAAAGAGTCTATCGCTGTTCTTGAAAATATCTCTAAAACAATGGCTTAAAAGGTAGCGTGTATGCTACCTTTTTTGTATTTTGAAAGGAGTTTTATGCATGTCTATTTCTGAAAATCAAGCACAACGTTTAAACAGATCGATGCCGATTGCGAAAGACACATCACTTGGCAATATTATTAAAGGTCTTGAAGAAAAAGTAGCTCTAATACCCAAAAAGGTTGATAAACAACCAGATAGTACAGCGACTGACGTAGCGGGTGTAGTGAAAGACTTAAATGCACTTATTGCAAAATTAAAAGCTGCAGGAATCATGATGCCTTAACAAAATACAGTGACGGAGGTGACGCCAAATGAAGGTGTCGGAAAGGCTGGAGAGTCGGTTAGCAAAAGTTCCAAAAGTAACTCCTGAAGACATCGGAAATTGGCTAGCTGAAGCCGAAACTGAGTCAGAATTAACCGAAGAATTAAACGCAAATGCTGTATTTTATCTTGCTCTGTCATTTGCTTATGAATCGATTGCGGCAGACGCGGCGCGCTATTTTTCTTATACAGATGGCGAAGAATCGGTTGATAAATCAATGATCTTTGCAAACTATAAGAAGTTATCAGCGGACGCGCTTAAAAAGTACAGGAAATATCGACGGGGAAAAGGTACTCACCAAACATTTGCTAAACGGGCAGATGGGAGATGATTACATGAGCGATTCTCAACAAGAGATGGATGCGGCGCTCGATACCATTTCCGAAGAATTTAAAGAGGAGCACGAAAAACAAGTTTCTGATACTGTAAAGGCCATTATCCTAATACGTTTGTTTTTAGTTGATTTATTGAATGACTATCAAAAGGATGGAATCGTGAAGCGTAGTAGGTTAAATGCGTTATTACGAGACCTTACTTTATACGAAAAAGAATTTCGTAAACAAGCAGAGCGGTCATTCCATACATTGATTGAAAACACATCGAAGTGGACCACGTCAAAATTATCAGAGGCAGGTTTGGACGTGAAATCTATAACTGCGGTAAATAAGCAAATTATTCAAGGGGTTATAAAAAGAACTGGTGAAGATGGCTTAGTTTTGTCTGATCGTGTATGGAATTTATCTGGAGATATGAGAGATCGATTAAGTAGTGTCATTCGTCCATCTGTATTAAAGGGCGAGAGCATTACAATGATTTCTCAAAAGATAAAGGAAGTACACGACAATGAGAAATGGAAGGTTGAGCGTGTAGCAATTTCTGAGAGTACTAACACGTACCGAGCAGCTACTATACAGAATGGATTAGAAAGTGAAATTGTGACAGGTTATCAAATTATTGATAATGGCCATCGCCACAGATACCACTCAAAGCATATGTGTTACAAGCTAGCTAGACGTGATGCATACGGTTTAGGAGCTGGGAAGTATCCGAAAAATATTCCGGAAAGTCTTATGAATCAATTAATAAGCCCACATCCACAATGTTCGTCACGGCTGAACTACTTAATAAGTGAGGAGGTGTAGCAATTGCTTACTGAAGATGATATTAAAGAGATTCGCGAAAATCGTGAAATGATTGAGCAAGGACGTAGGGAACCGGTGACATTATACATTAAAGGTGTTTCTGAAAAGGATCCAATTACAGGAGAAGAAATCCAAGGTGAACCCCGAAAAGAAAATGTTCAATTAGTTTGGAAGAAATTTACGTCAGTGGAAAAGACGAAGTTCGCTGATCTCGATGTAAAAAAAGGAGAGGCGCTTGTTACATTTCCTCTTAATGTGGACTTAGAGAACATTGAAAAAATTGAACGTAAAGGTGTTTTTTACGTTATCGAACTTATCGATGAACGGGGGCTTGGTGGCGTAAACCGTCGTGAGGTCATTGTAAAGAGGGTGATTTGATGAGAATCAGAGTTGTTGTTAAAGGAAAATCAAATGTGTTAAAAGCACATAATCCCAATAGATACAAAACACCAATTGAGCAAACGGTAGAAAAACATACACGCTTACAAGCTAATCAAGCCTCTAATCGAGCACCGATATTACACGGTCCTTTATCTGAAAGTATTCCTGCAAGTGTAAAGATGGTAGTCGGTGCGAGAATTATTGGTACGTATGGATCTCCTCTTATTTACGCGGCCGTACAAGAATTTACGCACAAAACCAAAAAAGGTTTTATGCGTAAAACAGCATTTGAAGGTGAGCAACCATTTGTTGAGGATATAAGCAAAACTGTTCAACGTGTGGCGAAGGGGCATTAATTATGTTGAATGATGTAATGTATTCATTAAAAAAGTTGTTGGATGTTTTTGCGCCTACTACATGGATATACGATGGTGTTTCTGTATCAGGAAAAGACAAACCCTTCATTACCATTGAGGATTTGTCTGGAACAATTAGCAGGTATTCAAAGGAGAATTTTTCACGTAATCATCTGATACAAGTAGGTGTGTATGCAGATAAAATTTTTGATAGGAACGATTTGCAAGATAGAATAATTAACCGATTCGAAAAGAGTTCAATTGACTTGTTCGATACAAGTAAAAAGAATCCAGAACGAATCGGTTTTTTTAATGCAAAAGTAAAGAATTTTGAACCACTGTCTCAAAAAGACGTTGAGATTTTAACAGCGAAACACTTGAGTTTTATTACTATAACAATCAGAAATTAGAGGAGGAACAAAAATGGCAGAAGTAAAAAAAAGTAATGCACCTGAGTTTAAAGGTGCCGAAACGCTTTACTTGATTGACATTCCGCAACCTGATGGGAAAACTACAAAAACAGTTCGATTTTTTAACCAAACGTCAGGTTCACGATCAATTGAGGCTGGAGAAATCGAGTTAAAAACGAAAGATAAGAGTGGATCTGATTACGGTGACGTAACACAATCAGCTAGTATTGAAGGGATTTGTACTGAAGGTGACGAGGGACTTGATTATGTAGAAGAAGCAATTCTTAATAAAGTTTTAGTAAGAATTCATGAAGTTAACCTACGTAGTGCAACCGCTTCTGAGTTTAAAGTTAAATCAGGAACATACATGTTGAATAGTTTGGAACTTTCTCATGAAAATGAGGAGTACTCAAAGTATTCTATCGGCTTAAAATTAAACGGGAAAATTTCTAAAGGGACGCTTAATAAAGTACCAGAAGGTGCACCTTCTGGTGATGTAGCTACACCAGGAACTGAATAAGGATGTTTTGAGGAGGATGAGAGATGGAATCTATAACAGAAATAATTGCTGATTTTGAAAAAAGAATTAACGATCTACAAAGAGATAATGAAGGTTTAATTCAAACGTTAAATTGTGTTTCGGCAGGTGTAAACAAATTAAACAGAAGGGTCAATATGTTAGAAGAGGGATTAGCAACGAAAGCTGATATAACTCATGTTCAACTAATAAATAAACAATCTGAAATAATTAAGAAGATCAATGATAGTAAATTGGTAGGGATGGATTGTAAGGTTGGGGTTTCATTAGATGGAAGAGTTGTAGCGGAATCCATTGTCGAACATACAGCTGATTCAATCCAAGGTCGCGTAGTAAAAGGGAGTGAGATAAATGAAACT